TTGAGCACCTTGAGGACCAATAGGACCAATAGGACCTTGAGCTCCTGTAGAACCCGTAGGACCAATAGGACCGATTGGGCCGATAGGACCAATAGCACCTTGAGGACCGATAGGACCTTGAGCACCTTGTGGACCAATAGGACCGATAGGACCTTGAGCTCCTGTAGAACCCGTAGGGCCTATAGGACCAATAGGACCAATAGGACCAATAGCACCTTGTGGGCCAATAGGACCTTGAGCACCTTGTGGTCCGATAGGACCGATAGCACCTTGTGGACCAATAGGACCTTGAGCTCCTTGTGGACCAATAGGACCAATAGGACCTTGAGCTCCTGTAGAACCCGTAGGACCAATAGGACCAATAGGACCAATAGGACCAATAGCACCTTGTGGTCCAATAGGACCGATAGCACCTTGAGGACCGATAGCACCTTGAGGACCGATAGCACCTTGAGGACCGATAGGACCTATAGGACCAATAGCACCTTGTGGTCCGATAGGACCTTGAGCACCTTGTGGACCAATAGGACCTTGAGCTCCTGTAGGACCTGTAGGACCGATAGGACCAATAGGACCTGCGCTTTGTTCTTTAGTACCTACTATACCACTGGAGTTTATGGTAAGAATAGTATTTTCAGATGTTTGGGCGGGGAGGGAACCTAGAGTTAGACCCCCTGTAGCTTCAATACTGTTAAGTGTTGCATCGCTTCCGGAGACGATGACTTTTTTCCAATTTGGCATAATTTCTTTTACTATGGTTGGTTACAGGATTGCCTGCCCACTTCCCCTATTGGGGCCTATAATACAAGCATAAATACACAAAAAAGAACCAATATATGAGTCTTTTTAAATATTTTTTGAATGTTTTTAAACTATTCTTTTGGGGGTCCTTGTTGGAGATTTTTTATATGGTTATCCGTTTTTTCTTGTAGTTTAACCATCTTTGGAGCGCTTTGGCCCTGTATCGTTAAGACATCTAGGGCTGCCCTAATAACTGTTAATTCTTCTAAATTATACATTATCTAAGTTATTTTTTAGTTTCATAGCCAATGTATAAACGGATTCTACCATCTCCCCTTTAAAAGTTGAGTTCTTTAAAGATTCTAAAAGAATTAAAGTCTCTACTTCGTTTAACACCACAGATGGGGGTGTTTTTGATTTAGGGGATTTTTTTGTTAAGGAGGAAGGTGTAGCCTCCCCAGAAGGGGAAGCTACTTTTTTATTTCCTGCTTTTACATTATTTGCTTTAAAGCTCATAAGTATAAAATTTAAAAACCTTTTAAACATTAGTATTAAGAGTAAATCCAAATACCTTCATCATCACCTACGAATAAGTTACCTTTAGATTCGTATCTATCATCTACTAAAGCGTTAATAGCAGTATTGCTACTAGCGTTACCAGTTGATACGTTTGCCATAAAGGCATCTGGAGTGAATACGTTTTGTGAAGCATCGAATGCATCAGCGATTGCCCATCTTTCAGTAGCAGCGTCGAATGCGAATACCTCACCTACATCTTGACCAGTTTGTTGTACTACGATACCACCGTCTCCAGCAGAAGTAGAACCAGAAGCTAATAAGATAAATCTATCAGCAATAGCTAAATCTTCTGTGTGTTGGAACGATGCAGTACCTTGTACTACTAAGTTTCTAGATACAGTTAAGTCTTGAGTGATTGTTACATCATCAGGTAAACCTACAGTAATAGTACCAGCTCCTTCAACAACAGTTGCTTCGTTAGCAGTACCAGCGAAAGTGATTGATTGACCTAAAGCGATCTCTGTTGCGTTTGAACCATCAGTAACTTCAATAACACTATTTGCTAACTTAGCGTTAGTTACGTTAGCGTCAAGAATCTTAGAAGTAATAACTGAATCAGAAGCTAACTCTACAGCAGTAACACCACCAGCGTTAACAGCAAGACCAGCAGCACCTACAGTTAAAGTAGAACCTGAAACCTCAGCAGCAATAGCTACACCAGCTGAACCATCATAGGTAAAGTCAGCGATACCATTTCCGTCTGTTAAAGCGTTTTCAATAGTACCAACAACATCAGTTAAAAGTGAACCATCACCTTGGAACGAACCAGAGAATGAACCTGAACCTACAGCACCTGTTAAGGTTAAACCAGCTATTGAAGCTGCTGTAGTACCTAAATCTACTTCAGTAGAACCAAGAGTTACAGAATCATTTACTAACTTATCGTTAGCGATTGCACCTTGTAACATTGCGTTAGTTACACCAGAAGCAGAAATGTCTAAGGTAATAACTTGTCCTGAAGCAGCTGAAAGTAAACCTGAACCACCAGCAACTGTTAGTGACTGAGAATCTAAATCAACAGCACCAGTACCTGAATCACCAGCGATATCTAAATCTTGAGCTGTTACGTTGTTATCAACGTAGTCCTTAACTGCTTTAGTTGTAGCTAAGTTATCATCAGATCCTGTAGTAGCAGGTGAAATACCTTCTACAGATGTTACAACAGCAGCAGGGCTTAACTTAACAAATGTTACAGCTTCATCAACTAGTTCAGCTGTATCAACACTACCATCAGCTAAAGAAATACTTACTGCAACATCATCAGCACCGATATCTGCAGTACCAGCAGCATCACCACTAACAGTAACAGAGAATGCAGCATCAGCAATCTTACCTAAAGTTACTGAGTCAGCAGCTAACTTAGCATCTGTAACAGCTAAATCATTGATTTTTGCAGTTTCAACAGCTGAAGCAGCTAAGTGCTCAGTGTCTACTGCTAAATCAGCAATTTTAGTTCCATCTACTGCATCAGCAGCTAATTGAGCGGTATCAACACCTAACTCGTTTACTGCAACACCTGATGCTCCTACTTTTAAAGTAGTACCATCTAGATTTACGGTAGCAGTTACAGCGGTGTTACCATCAAAGGAACCACCATTTAAACCGTCACCGAGGGTTAATGATTCATTTAGGGATGCAGAAACACCCGTTAAAAGCGAACCATCACCTACGAACGAACCCGTGAAAGATCCGGACAATACTTGTCCGTCTACTAACTGACGGGCATAATTAAGATCATTGTTTAACTGAGAGACATCACTCCCGGAGACAATGACTTTTTTCCATGTAGCCATAATTAATTACGTTTTTTTTAATTTATTAAATATTAGTTAACTAACAGAACCTTTAAATATTATTATTATTTGATATAAATATGTATCAATTTAATCCCCAATCCAAAAATCTGACTGAGAGTACATAAGTCCTCCTGATACAGCTGTTGGTGTAGAATCGAACTGAGCAAACGTTACTACTCCTTCAGAGTTAACGCTAAAAGCCTTTTCACCCCCGTTAGGAGCTACAGATAAAGCATCTTCACCTGACGTTCCTTCAATAAATAAAGAACCTGTAAGATTAGTAAATCCTATAACTTCTAAACTACCAGTAATCTTTGCTGAACCTGTGTATGGGAATAAATCTCCACCTCCACCTCCAGGGATGTCTATAATAACACCTCTTGAACCTGTAGAAGTTATTGTTACACCTGAACCTGTAAAGAATAAATCTTCAGCATTACCTCTAACACTTGAGCCTGTATAATATACATCAACACCCGCTACTATATCATCTAAGAAATCTTGGATTTCTATTTGGAAAGCAGCTGTTTCTTGACCTGTATTTAACTCTTGAATACCTGCAAGGTTTCTAGTAAATATTGGGGCTAAAGATTCTGAAGGTGTTAGTGCTACAATAGCAAGACTTTGGTTAGAACTAACAGACATTTCATCCCCAGATTCTGATTCCGTTCCTTTTTCACCCCATTTAATATAAATAGAACCCTCAGTACCACCTGGATTTCTATAAAATACTTCTGAAATAGTATATTTATGGAATCTACCTGGGATTGATGATTGGTCTGGGGTTACAGCATCTCCTAAAATAGAGTAAACTGTACCATCAGAAGTAAAATCAGTATCATTACTACCCGTAATATCACGGAAGTCTACAATACCTTGTGGGTCAGTTAAAGAAGCTGAAGGGATAAAGTAATCACCTTGTGGGGGTGAGATTCTACCTAAACCTTGTGACTCAGCTGTTAAGGGATTATCTTCAACAGTAATAGTATTACTTGCTGTATCAACGGCTGTAATTACAGTTCCTGATGGGAAAGCTGATGACTCAACTAATATCTGCCCTACTCTAATCTTATCTTGACCAAAGTAACCACTTTCATCTGTTACGTTAGTAAGTGTAGTAGATGAGGTAGTAGCATCAAAGCGTACTCTAATATATGAGTTAGAACCATTTCCTATAGGGGTAGCGTTACCAAGCTTACCGTAAAAAAGTTGTCTTGCCATTGTCTATTACTTAATATTGATTAGTTATAAATACTAAAAAAAGAGCCCCAAAACGGGGCTCTAAAGTATTTTTTTTTACATCTTTAGAAATGTAAAGTGTATAATACATCCCCAAACACATCTAAACCACCTGATAATGAGTAAATATTATGGTTAGTAGTTGTACTAAAAGTTAGGGATGCTGCGTTTACTTGACTTGAGCTAGAACCCCCAACATTATAATAGTTAAATGCGGCTGGTACTCTAGAGTTTAAAGTATTCTGCTTACCAGCACCATTTGTTATAGCGTTATTAGGAACAGTTACTGTAATAGTAGCATCTTCCATTTGGTCTAAGAACGTAGTTACTGAAATAAGTTGTACGTTCCCTGATGATGGAGATTCTAGAGTTAAAGCTGTGTTTGTTAAAGCTGAAACATCAAATGCTGGGATATAAGCACCTTCATCACCACTAGTATCACCTGAACTAGCTACTGTAGCTGTAAAAGTATCAGTCCCAGTTGAAGTAATAGAAACATATGTATAATCTTCACTCATATTTCTGATTATAACGTAGTCTCCAGTTGATAAGCCGTGAGAGACTTTAGTAACTGTTAAGGTAGCACCTGAACGAGTCCAACTTAAACCACCTTCTACGTTACCTGATGATAACAGTTGTGCTACGTTATTACCTGAAGTTACTTCATATCTAATAACTGGGTTATATGAGGCTCCACCTCCACCAGTACCACTAGTTACTTCAACTTCAATACCTTGTGATCCCGAAGCTACAACTTTAACTCCTGTTCCTTTGAAGTTAATAGTATCATAATCAGCTACAACTAAAGAACCTGTATAATAAGCATCTGCTGTTCCTGCAGGACCAGTAGGACCTGTAGGACCTTGAATACCTGTTGAACCTGCAGCACCTGTAGCACCAATAGGACCAATAGGACCGCTAGGACCTGTAGCACCTTGAGCACCTGTAGTACCTGTAGGACCAATAGGACCAATAGGACCAATAGGACCGCTAGGACCAGTAGGACCAGTAGGACCTGCTACTGTTGAATCTGCTCCTGTAGGACCAATAGGACCAATAGGACCAATAGGACCACTAGGACCTGTAGCACCTTGGGCACCTGTAGCACCAATAGGACCACTAGGACCCGTAGGACCAGTAGGACCTGCTACTGTTGAATCTGCTCCTGTAGGACCAATAGGACCAATAGGACCGCTAGGACCTGTAGCACCTGTAGCACCTTGGGCACCTGTAGCACCTTGGGCACCTGTAGCACCAATAGGACCGCTAGGACCAGTAGGACCAGTAGGACCTGCTACTGTTGAATCTGCTCCTGTAGGACCAATAGGACCAATAGGACCAATAGGACCACTAGGACCTGTAGCACCTTGAGCACCTGTAGCACCTTGAGCACCTGTAGCACCTTGAGCACCTTGAGCACCTGTTGGACCTGCTACTGTTGAAGCTGCTCCTGTAGGACCTGTAGGACCTTGAGCACCTGTAGCACCACTAGGACCTTGAGCACCTGTTGCACCTGCTACACCACTAGGACCTGCTACACCACTAGGACCACTAGGACCTTGAGCACCTGTTGAACCTGCAGCACCTGTAGCACCAATAGGACCAATAGGACCTTGAGCACCTGTAGCACCACTAGGACCTTGAGCACCTGTTGCACCTGCTGCACCACTAGGACCTGCTACACCACTAGGACCACTAGGACCTTGAGCACCTGTTGAACCTGCAGCACCTGTAGCACCAATAGGACCAATAGGACCAATAGGACCTTGAGCACCTGTAGCACCACTAGGACCTTGAGCACCTGTTGAACCTGCAGCACCTGTAGCACCAATAGGACCTTGAGCACCTGTAGCACCACTAGGACCTTGAGCTCCTGTTGCACCTGCTACACCACTAGGACCTGCTACACCACTAGGACCACTAGGACCTGTAGGACCTGTAGGGCCTGCTACTGTTGAAGCTGCTCCTGTAGGACCAATAGGACCTTGGGCACCTGTAGCACCACTAGGACCTTGAGCACCTGTTGCACCTGTTGCACCTACAGAACCTGCAGGACCACTTGGACCCTGAGGACCAGTTGGACCCTGAGGACCACCACCGCCGCCACTACCACTTCCTACAGTGATAATATTACCATCAGATTCTTTTAAAAATAGTGAAGAGTTACCTAAGGAGCCTGAGGTAAATATCGCTATTTGTCCAGTTCCAGGATTATCTACAGCGCTACCAGAGGTATATTGAATATTAATTTGAGCCATTACAGGTGTATTTTGTTATAAATATTATTTCTTCTATTAAAGTTATTGAACTCTATCAGGAACTGTAAATATTCCGTTAGTCACTACTGTTCCTAAAATCATAGGGGCAGATGTGACAGATAAAACACCGTGGGAATAAACAGGATTTGGGCCTGGGATTACTAAATCCCCACCTTCTATTGTTAAGACTGCTCCTTCAGCTACTATTAACTCTGATACCTCAATGTTAGTATTTTTACTTACAGTAAAAGTAGTCCCTGGGAGTACGACTCTGGGGATAACGGTATCATTACCTGTAGCAGGTGTTGTGTCCTTTGAGAAGGAGGAGATTGAAACTTGATCTAAAAATCTAACTTGGCTCATTCTTCGTTGTTTATTCTTTTACGTGTGTTCACATTTGTGTTTACACGAGTTCTACCATCATCTGTAACCTGTGGATTTGGTTGGAATACATCTGGTTTTGATGTAGTTTCCATCGAAAATATAATCTTTGATTTTTCATTATATTTTTTAATGGAGGATAAATCCTTTTGTATAATATCAGGTATTATATACCCATACATATTAATACTAAATGTACTCCTTACTACTCTTTCTTGTCCATCGTTTAGTTCTTGGATAGTGTTAAACTGATCGATTGAAGTATTAAACTTAAATCTTTCAGGATCACCCCAATATGAATCTGAAGCGTAGTTAACTGCTTCGATTATTTTGTTTAACTGGTCAATATAGTAAGTTTGGATAATAACACTATATTGTAAAGTAACGTAATCTGGGACTACGTTTGCTATGAACTGTTTTGTTTGAACTCTGTTATTTAACGCATCAAAGTTAGAGTAGAAGTTTTTACTATTATATTGTTTTTGCCAAGAAGTATATAAGTTAGGAAAGTTAGCATCCAACTTATTAGTAAGATTTCTTTTTTTAGTTATACTATTACGTTGGAACATAATGATTGGGTTCATTATCTTACCACTTCTATCTCTATAATATCCATCTTTTTGAAATGATTTCCACCTTTCAGGAGCACCATAGACAATAGGTACAGCTATTCTTTCACCATTTTGGTAAACTGTAGGACGTATTACATTTTGAAAATAATACATTAGTGCTTCGTCAATATCTTGGATACCAACAGTAAACTCCTTATAGTTATCTTCCTTTTGAGACATTTTCTCAGAACGATTAAAACTAATCCCAGATTGGTTAACATCGGGATTAGAGGAATATTCTGTAGCTGTATTAGGGTTTACACCAGTATAAGGTTCTACCCCAGCTTCACTAATCTCTCTTTGAGTTTTTGGTCTTGGTTTTCTGTTCTTAGCCATTAGAATCTTTCTTTATAGGGTGAAATAGCTAACTTATCAGCAGGCACATAATGGGTATTACAGATAATAGAAACACTATATCCAAACTGGTCTAAATCCATATTCCCTAATGGGTTATCTCCGTTATCATCTTTATAATCATAATCTGGGTTTTTACCTACGAAGTATTGATTAGCATTTGTACCATCAACCTCGTAGTATCCGTTTTTCCACATTATAATATCTCCTACCTCAGGTACTAAGTTAGCACCATAAACTGAATTGGAGTTAAATTCTTCTAGTTTGTTTAGGAGATCATCTCTTAGGAACTTAAAAGTAATACCCCATTGGAAGTCTACACCAATTTCACTATCAGGGTATGATTGATCACTTCTTTCGATAATAGAGTTTAATAACACAGGTTCGTTCCAATATTTTTCTTTGGATGCTTCACCATACATGTTAACTACTGTTTCTTGGATATCTGGTTTATAATACACTACTTGTTGGGATATAACGTTCCCCATCAACTCTCGGTTGACGTGTCTAAACATGCTTATATCTCGTGCTTCCCCAAATAATGCCATTAGCCTACAAATATAGTCATTGGTATATAAGTCATCTCTTCATTTCTGAACTGAGATTCGTCTCTTCGTCTCTCTAACATAGCTCTTTTTGAAGTTTCATCAAAGTATGTTCTTAGTTTTTCAACCAGTTTATCTCTATCTTTTTCTCCACCTGCCAATAAGTCACTACCATTTAAAGTAACATCTGAACCTGGGATTGGGATGTTTTGATATTTGTTTCTAACGTAAGCTAACATTTCTTTAGCAATAGCTAATGTCATTTCAAAAATCCAACTTCTACCTACTGAGTTGATTTTTAGGTATTGAGGGTTTTCATAAGGGACATTTGATACATCTGATATTTTGTCTGTAGCATCAATGATAGAATCAGCTAACCTTTCATCTTTTTTAAGATATTGGAACCAAAGTTTTGTACCTGTATCACCATCACTAGGGATTGGGAATATTCTAAGTTGGTTATTTATTAACTCGAATGAATAGTTAGATCTTCTGATTTGTTCACTCATCTCGATTGATTGCATTCTGGCTAAATCGAAATTAAGTGGCATTAGTAAGAAGTTTACAGCAGGTGAATAACCACCCCAACCGAAGCTATCGGTTAAACCCATCATACCGGTTCCTGTACCCCCAAATGGATCATAAAATCTATCAATAGCAGGGGGTGCTTCATAAAATACTCTTCTTATTTCAACATTTTCCCCCTCTAATCCGTTTTCAGAAGCCCAAGTATCCAAGTTATAATCTTGTACTGACCCTGTTAACGAGATAGAACCACTATACCAATTTGTATTACCTCCAACACCAGCTTCAGTACCATATTGTCCTGAATACTTGATGATAGTGGCTAAGTTAGGTTGGATTATTTTGTCATTTAAGGGAAATCTAGCATCACCACCTTCTAAAGAAAGATAGTTTTCTCTAATCTTATAAGCGTATAGCTCATTAGCATAAATAGTTGTTGCCTCCTCAAAAGCTGTATAGAAATTTATATCCTGTAATTCAACATTTTGAATTGGATATCCTAACCTTTGAGCACAAAACTTAGCTACCTTATCTGCATCCCCCATAAATTCACTATCATAATCATAAAACCCAAAAGGAGTTTTACCAGGAGCGAAGGAAGATGAACCAGGCCAAATCGCGATATCTGCCATATTGTTATTTTGGTTATAAATATTAAAAAAAAGTCCCTAAATAAGGGACTTTCTATATCAGTTTAAACTAAGTAAAGATTAACTAAGGGTAGGAGTATACCAAGCACTTCCAGATCTAAAATAAAATGAATTATCGTAAAAAGCTATAGACCCATTAGCTGAAGATGTAGGTAGTGTATCTAAAGGTAATAGTGTGATAAGTTCTGTAGAAGTTATTGAACCGCTTACTACTAAAGATCCACTAACAACTAAAGAACCAGTTACAGCTTGTGACCCTGTAAAATATCTAAAGTTATTGTCTAACTCATCTGTAGTTAGAGGAGATCCTTTATCTGATCTATAAGTTAAAGCCATCGGTTATATTATTTTATATGTATAAATATACTAAAGATTTAGAAAAATCAATAAGTACGGAATAGTTATTATGGGGCAGCATTTTTATAAGGGTGGTTTGATGGTAAGTTTCCTTGTAATCCCCATTTCCAAGCTAAATATCCTTCTGCTTTTCGATCATGTACGTGGCTATTCATAAACTCACTAGGATCACCATTAAATAATAATAGTTCCCCAAAACGTCCTGTTAGTTTTTTATTACCATTTCTGTTAGCCATTATACGTAATCTTTGATAAACATCTAAGTTATTACCGGTCATATAACTCATTCTATGAGTAGACTGACTACTAAGATTACTACCATTTATAAAATGTCTTATATATCGCCATCCCATCTCGTAGGAAAATGCTACAGTGTATATAATCCAATTATTCTCTCTATTTACAGTACTAAAGGGTCCTAATACTCCACTACTCCCTACCCCATTTCCTAAATCTACTTCTCCCCAAAATCGGGATGTACTATTAGCAGAAACAGCATAATCTCGATTAGCATCTAAACTCCATAAAGAATCTTTAGAATCATTAACAACCATAGGTCGAAATACTCCTACAGCAAAGTGGTAACCACTACTACCAACTAAAGGATCTGTGTTGCTGTTTTCAAAAGCAGTACTACCTCCAAAATATAAACAATCTAAACCATTTTGTTGAACCCCTGTTACTGGGTTACTATTGCCTATTACACCTAAATTATCACCATAATTACCTTGTGATCTAATTCCAGTTGTTGTTGTTCCGCTTTTTATATAACTAGTAGTATCACTAGCATCATACCATCCTGCTAAATTAGGAATACTAGTAGGGGAAAAAGGTGGAGGGGAGGGGGGAGAGGTTTCCCCCCAATACATAGTTGGTGTGAATAAAGCCATATTATGGGGCTGAGTTTCTATAAGGGTGGTTTGATGGTAATTTTGCTTGTAATCCCCACTTCCAAGCTAGATATCCTTCTGCTTGGTATCTGTAGAAAAGGTTATCATCAACCGTACCAGGAACACCACATTCACCATTATATATTAGTAATTCTCCAAACCTACCTTCTTGTTTTTTACCACCACTTCTATTAGCCATTATACGTAGCTTTTGGTTAGTATCTAGATTAGTCAAATAAGTTGTTCTCCAACCATTACTACTACTACCTACATGAGCATTTATCCAAAACTGGACCATATTAGGACTTGGGAGTTTAGTAAATGCTACGGATACTATAATCCATTGATTTTCATAGTTGGTGGATGAAAAAGGTCCTATTCTAATATTTGAACCCACACCATTCCCCATATCTACTTCCCCCCACCATGCAAAATTTTGGTTCGAAGAAACAGCATAATTATAGCTGGTAGATTCCAGACTCCATAATGAGTCTTTTGTAGCGTTAACATTTTGGGGATAAAATACCCCAACAGCAAAATGTAAACCATTGGTAGCTAAAGGGTCGTTATAAGGATTTACAAATAGTCCTGATCCATTGAAATATAAAGTATTTAAACCATTTTGTGTAGATCCTGCTACGGGGTAGGTGTTTCCGGCTGAATCTAAGTCATCTCCATATCCATTTCTTCCCTGAATACCTGCTATTTGAGTTCCACTCATTCTATAAGTACTAGTATCACTAGCATCATACCATGCTGCTAAATTAGGGATGTCAGAAGGAGCGAATGGAGCAGGAGGGGATGAATCCTCTCCCCAATATGCAGTTGGGGTAAATAAAGCCATATTAAGAGAAGTTCTTTAATCCAGTAGCATACCAAGTAGTACCATCAAAAGTAACAAAAGACCAAACATCTATATCTCCTGCCCCTGTAGAAGCAGCAGAATCAAATCCATCAGCAAACTTAATATTACTACTCCAAGTGATAGTACCTGGAGTTCCAGAATTTTGAGTTACTTTTAAATTAATAGTTTGTCCAGGACCTCCACCTGAACCAAATGAAATTTGATTAGCAGCTGATTGTAAAGTGGTTTCAAAGAAGTTACCTGTAGAAGCAGGTATTATAATAGTCCAGAAATTAGATTGAAAAGTAGGATTTACTGTTTGAACTGAAGTTATTAGACTACCAGTTACATTTAAATCTCCTTGTACTTCTAAGTTAGAACTACTACCACTAATTACTACATTATTACTAAATGTAGTGGAACTACCACTTGCTACAGAGACTCCTAAAGATTCTAATTGGGCTGAGGAAGATATAATTCCAGCTCCGGAAGAATCAATATCACCATATTCAATAGTTCTGTTTCTCCAAATACCGGCATCATACTCTAAGTATTGTCTTGTAGAAGGAGCATTGATATCAACATCTGTAATTTCTCCTAAATTACTAATAGTTGAAGTTGCACCTCCTGAACCCCCTACTGTGTTTCTAAATAGACCTGAGTTGATAAGGTTTGCTTGTGAAGTATTACTTAAATCAGTTGCATCCGCTCTAACTACTAAATAACCAACAAACGTTAAGGATTTAGAAGTTGTAAGTGATTCTACAAATTGTTCTGTAGCTAATTGACTTACAGCGGTAGCTAAACTATCATAAGTTTTTTGACCATAGTATACATAAAATCTTTCACTAGTAGGTCCTACGAATACTCTTTGTATTGTAGTTGTTGAACCACTAATATTAACTAATGTACCTGTTCCATCATCATATTTTGTAGGATCGATGGTATTATAAAAGTTACCACTATTAATATCTCCTACAAAATCACTACCTGACCTGTATACTCTAACAGTTGCATCTGTTGTAGATAAAGATGGTGTATCATATACACTAGGGTTATTAGGATCTTTAGAATAAAAACCACCTAGTTTGAAAGTAATACCTGTTGAAGTATTAAATCCTAAAGATGAACCACTAGCAGATAAATCATATCCTTGTTGTTTTAGAGGACCAAATGCTCTAATAAACTGATTAGCTTGAGCTGGACCAGCATATGTAGTTTGTTTTTCCTCACCAAAGGCATCAATATAGGTATTAGTTAAGTGACCTAAAGTACCTAATGGGATTTTTTCTAAATACTGTTGAGTAGTAAAATCTTCTACTTGTTGTTGAAGATCTCCATTTTCATCTATATAAAGGTGAGAATATTGGGAAGAAGTTAAGTAAGTAGCACTTGCAGTAATAGCACCCCATTTAACCTGAGTAGGAACTACTGCGTTAGCTGAACCTGTTTCTGCATTATAGTTTACTACTATACCACCACCAGGGCTTACATATAAATCTGTACCACTAAATGTTACAACACCACCATAAATAAGTCCTGATCCTACACCATATTCGATCCATTCTTGATCCCATAATGTACCTTTGTTTCTGTAATAGAAATCACACTGATCAGCACTAAAGTTGGAAGCAGAAGTAAATAAATAAGTAGCATTTATGTTACTAGTTCCTGGATCTGCTGAAGGTGCTATTACAACTGAACCCGTTATATATTGAGATGCTTTGAAATCATTTGATCCTGTAGTTGCGAATGTAGCTGAATCTTTACCTTCTAATAATAGTGAGTCTAAAGATACAGAAGATGTACCTTGAAGTGAACCTGTGATTCCTTCTGTAACTGTTAAACTACCAGTAATATCAACATCACCTCCAAATGATGATGTAGTACTGACTGAAAAACTATCTCCTGTTACTATAGTAACACCTTGGAAAAGATTACTACCAGTTAAAACTGTATTACCCTCTACTCTAAACCCTTGGTTATCTATTACTGTTAATGAACCTGATACTTCTGTAGATCCCGTAAATGAAGTTGAACCTGAGAACGATGTAACTCCACCTGATGAAGAGATAAATCCTAAAGATTCTATCTGTTGTGAGCTACTGATTATACTCTCAGCATCTAGCTTAGTTTTTACTCTTTCGTCTGTATAGTAAAGGTTAGTACCTTCTAATAAGTCACCTGTGTTTGATGAACTTTCATCTATAAGTTTTATCCAGTTACCACTATGAGCAAAATATCCTTTACCCGTTGCATGTACATGAGCAAACATCCCATGGTAAGTTGTGGCACTTGGTAAATCTGCTTCGGTATTATATACGTTAGCAAATAAAACTCTATTACCATCCATGTCTAAATCACTAGCGGTAACAAAATCTAATACCTGTTGTGAACCACTAACGGTTCCTGGAGAGGATGATGTTATAAATCCTAAACTTTCTAGTTGAGTTGAACCACTAAGAATCCCCGAGTTTGAAGAAGTAAGGAATCCTAAACTTTCTAGTTGAGTTGAACCACTTACGATTCCAGAGTTTGAAGAAGTAAGGAATCCTAAATCTTCTATCTGTTGTGAACCACTAATAGTCCCTGAAGTTGAAGATGTTATAAATCCTAAACCTTCTATTTGTTGTGAACCACTAACGGTTCCAGCTGGGATAGAACCTGTTTCCATACCAATAAAGGTAAGGTTACCGTTACCATCTGTAGCTATTACTTGATTTAAAGTTCCGTCAGTTGATGGGAAAATTAATCCACTAGTAATAAAATCACCCCCACTTACAATAAGTGAACCTGTGATAGAAGTATCACCACCACTAGATAATATAGCTCCTAAATCTTCTAGTTGGGTTGAACCTGAAACAATACCTGAGGGTAGTTGAGAAGATCCTGATATTACACCACTAGGTAAAGAACCAGTGTCTACCGTTAAAGAAATAACGTCACCACTACCATATATTAAATCAATAGTATTACCATCTACTGAACCTGAAACGATTAAAGAGCCTGTGTCTGTAAAAGATGCAGAAACTGGAGTGCTTCCTGAATAAGAAACTTCAGCTACTGTACTAATAACATCTCCATCATTATTTACAAAAGCCAGAGATGCGGTGGTAATCAATACATTACCTACTCTAATAGCATTTGGTTCACCTGTCATCACAGATACTACCTCACCATCAGTAATAAACTTAAGGGAAGCAGTTGTTAGATATAAATCTCTCCATGGGTTTGTTTGACTACCTAAATCGTAAATACCATTATTGATTCCAGTAGCTTCTGGGATTAGAGATCCTGAGAAGAACTGAGAGCCTGTAAAATGGTTAGATGAAGTTACAGCAAACGATCCTGTATCTATTGATGAAGCTGAACCTGTAGGTACAACTAAACTTTCTGTAGTTCCATCACCTTGAGTAAACGTGATAGTACTGTCAAGTATTGAAGATGACACGTAAAACGAGCCAGTATCTATAGAACCACCACCTCCGCCACCTGAACCAGTAGCTACGGTTATATCAAAGTTACTACCATCACCCTTAGTAAATGTAATAGTATTATCTACAGCTGAAGCTGTAATAAGTGATCCAGTTGCTGAGATACCTGAGGTTGCTGAGATAGATCCTGAGATAACTAAAGAACCACTAACAACTAAAGAACCAGTTACAGCATGTGATCCTGTAAAGTGTCTGAAGTTATCATCTAGTTCTTTAATAGTTAAAGCTGAACCTTTATCTGATCTAAGAGTTATTGCCATTGGGGAGTTTTTTAAAATTTTTAAGTAGAAGCTACAAAGTATTCAAGTTGGATGTTAGAACCACTTGCTTTAGCTTTGATAACATCTAACGCTGTAAAATCGCTATAATAAGTTTCGTCAACATAACTTTCATCAACATAATCTATAGTAGATGAAGCATTCATTTCAGCATCATTAAATACTAAACTTTTACCTGGGGATAAGTGGAATAGGGTACTTTCTAAATCTGATTTGATTAGGTAAATAGTTCCTTCGCCACTACCTGAGATATGGGTGATTCTAATATATTTTACATCTGTTTTAACAAAAGATCCAGCTAAGGATTGTTCTTCACTATCTACAAACCTTAAAATCTCAATACCACTACCACTAAACTTAGTAGTAATAGTATCTACTCTTCTTTCAATCTGGTTAATACCAGGAATAGTTTTTTGGTTTTTGGTGCTTTCAACATTACCATTGGGTAATACAATCCTTTCAGTAATAGTTGTTATTAAATCAGCCATGTCGTTATTTATAAATACTTAGTTATAGTAATAAATATGTTATTTCTTCTGCCTCTTAGCTGTTTCGTTGGGAGAGTTAACAATACCTTTTTCTGTAGCTTCTTCATATAAATCTAAAAGACTATCTACTATAGGATCTCTATGGTTTTGTAGTAAAGTAATACCAATCATATTTTTTACTCTACGAGCAGCTGTATATAAGAACTTAAAACCAGAATCTCGTTTTGATTTTAAGTCTACTTGGTAGTCGTCACCACAAACAATCATTTTACTACGTAATCCAATACGAGTAACAATCATTTCCATTTGTTCGTGTGTAACGTTTTGTGCTTCATCTACTATAATAACACTATCAAGGAAAGTTCTACCACGCATAAACGATACGGGTACAATCTCTATTTTACCTTCTTCAATAAGTTTTTCGATTTTAACTTTATCGTATAAGGCAAACATATTTTGATAAATAGGCTGTACCCACGGGTCCATTTTCTCTCTTAAATCACCTGGTAGGAAACCAATGTCTTCTTTAGATACAGTAGGACGTGTAATAATGATTTTCCCAACATCCTTCATAAATAAACGCTCGAGAGCTATTTGACAAGCTAATAGAGTTTTTCCAGAACCTGCTTTACCAGCTAATAGGGTTAATGTACTATTTAAGATTTTGGATTTGGCTTCTTTTTGCTCTTCGTTGAGGGTTATTTTAAACTTAATTGGATTTTTAGGCTTTCGCTTTTCACGGAAAACCTCATCGCTGTGATGGTTAGATGCCATAAATAATAACGTTTGTTTGTTTATTATACATACAAAAAAGAGCCCCGCTAACGCGGGGCTCAATTAAGTATCTGACTTAACTCTTGATTATAGAGAGTTCAATCCGTTTACAAAGATACGACCATAGAATTCTGGACGTAACATTTTCTTCGCGTAACGAGTCAATAGACCTTTACGTGGAGTGAATGTATCTGGATCGTATACTAAAGGAGTCATGATTAATGGAATGTATGGAGCGAATACCGCACCAGCTTCCAAGAACTGAGATCCTCTAAAGCCCATCAAGATAGTGTTTTCTTTCATGTATGGGTTTTTGTATACAGTGTAACGACTGTTCATCTGACCAGCTTTCTGTACGCCGAAAGCGTAAGAAGCTTTAGATACGTCACCATCAGAGTTAGCAGCAAATCCTGGGATTGACTCTAAGATAGTAGCTACAGTTGGAGAAACAACAACGAAGTTAGCACCACCTCTAAGAGTTCTTTGGTGAATCTTGTTGCTTAGTTTCTGCATTTTAGTACCTAAAGTTTGGAACCACTGACCTTGTGTGTTGAAGAATCCAGCATCACCGAAATCACCAGCGCTATCACCAGCAGAAATAGTTACGTTGTTTTTAGCAGACCAGTACTCATCACCAGCAGCAGCATCTTTAATCAACATGTCTAAGATCTCTAAGTCAATCTCTAAAGAAATGTACTCAGAAAGCATGTTAGTTACTTCAGCTTCAGCATCGATTGATTGGTAAGCGTTCAAATCTTGAGCGAACTCAGGAGTCCAAACTGCTTTCAACTTACGAGTCTTAGCAACGATTGCTTCCGACTTCATTTGGATGTTGATTTCTGGAATAGAGATATCAGCAGTTGAGCCGTCCCAATCAGAATCAGTAGCCATTGCGTTTCCATCTTCGAAATCACCTCTTGATACAGCAGATGTTTTCAATGAGTAACCTAACTCAACAGATTGAGGTTGAGCGATAGCAGCAGAGTTTACGATGAATATTAACTCATCATTAACTGCATCATAAGCAGTAAACTGAGATAATACATTAGCGTTAGTTACAGCACCACCTACGATAGTGAATGATCTAACAGCTAAAGAATCCATATCGCTACTTACACCTGAAGCATCTAAAGTTACTTTAGATAAAGAACCAGTTACTACGTAATCTGAATCATAGTTTACATCAGTAAATGCTACTGAAGAAGTTACAGCTGCAATAGAAGCAGTGTGAGTATTGATAGAGTAAGAATATCTTCCAGCACCGTAAAGACCACCTTCTGCTTCGTTACCGAAGTTAGCTGAAGCATCACCGTAAAGTGAACCGTTAGCAGCGAAAGGAGCTTTTGAATCACCGTATTGGAAATCTAGATAAAATACTAGACCAGAAGGCAAGTTCATAGGCTGTACAGAAACGAATTCTTGAGCAGCGATGTTACCGAATACTTTTCTTACCAATGGTAAAGCAACACCTGCCCACTGAGCACCTGTTCCTGAGAAGTTATCAGTATCTGAGATAGCAGCACCTGCAGTACTTGAAGCCTCTACTACCAATTGTTTTGCTTGGTTTTCAAGCAACATTGACATGTTGTTAGACGATTGTCCTTCCATTCCTTCGAGAAGTCCAGTCTGTCCCCACTTGCTAGATAATCTAGCTGCGTCAGACTGTAAGTTCTTCCAAGAACCAGCTGCGCTTTCTAAAAGTGTGTTTAATTGTGACATTTTTAAATTTACAATTTAAGTTATTAATTATTTAATACCAGCAAGTTTTTGCCATCTAGCTACTTGTGGATTTACATCCACGATAGGAGCTTTACTTTCAGCAATCATACCTGAGGCTTTAGAAGCTCTACCTAAGTTTTCTTTAACTACAGTTTTAGTTGCTTTAACTTCTTCTGTTAGTGTTTCGAATACTAGTTTTACTTCTTTTACATTTGATGCTTTATCAAATGCTTCTAAGACTTTAACCTTTTGAGACTCTTTCAAGTTTTTGGCTCTAAAGATTTTGTTTGAATAAAGAAGTTTAGCGTTAAGTAAGTTAACTTCTTGAAGTTCAGTTCTTAAAGCTTCGATTTCAGCCATGATTTCACTCACGTCTTCTTCTTTAGCTTCTTCAACTTCTTCTTCGTTAACTACTAGTTCTTCAACTTCTTCTTTTTCACCTTCCATAGTTACTTCTACTTCGTCTTCGATGTCGATTTCTTCTTCACCTTCAGAATCATCCATGTCTTCCATGTCTTCTTCTTCAGCTTCCATTTCATCTCCAGCTTCTAACTCACCAGCTTCAACCATGTCAGCAATTACATCTTCGATAAAAGATTTTAGATCTTCTTCAGACATTTCTTCAAGGTCGATTTCTTCGTCTTCGTCTTCGTCTTCAACGTCTTCAACGTCTTCAACTTCAACTTCTTCGTCTTCTTCTTCCTTGATTTCTTCAGCTTCAGTTACTTCTTCTTCTGAAATAACTTCTTCAGTTACTTCTTCCGCTTCTGCTACTTCTTCTGATTCTTTCACGTCTTCTTTGTCTTCACCTTCTTCGAGTTCAGCTAAGATTTCATCAAGGTCTACTTCTTCATCCATTTCTTCAGCTTTCGCTTCGTCCATGTCTGATTTGTATCCTTCTTCCATTTCGTCTTTAGCTTCGTCCATTTTCTCGTCGTAACCTTCTTCCATATCTTCTTTTTCCATTTCTTCCAGTTTGGCTGAAAGCATAGAGCGAAGTTGTGGGGCGAAAGTTTCTTCAAGAGCTACTTTTGCATTTGCGATTGCTGTTTCTTTAATAGTTTTAGCATCAGCAATTGCTTCTTTTAGCAAATCTCTGTTTGACATAATACCACAAAATTGTTTTGAGGAGTACGGTTATTAGGAACCGTAATAAGAATTAATATAAATGAAACGCCATATAAGAGGATGGCGTATTACAGCAATACATATATAAGAGGACATAAAAAACGCCCTCCTTTCGGAGAGCGTTCTTCGGGTAGCGCCTCAATACAGAGGTATTAGTCTAAATAACATGTGCATGTATTAGCACATAATATTTCGTTAATCAAGCTGTTTAGATCTTTATATGGGTCTATGTGGACTTCTTTTCCCTCTTTAATCACAGACATATAAGAACCTGGGTTTGATGGGGTTGATACAAAATCCCAACATAATAGTTCGAAATCATCTTGTACCTCTAATACACCATCTCTATCTTCTAAAGAACCCATACCACGAGATGAAACACCTACTGTGATATTGCTTTCGATTAGTGCTTTTAGAATATTACCTGATGGGGTAGGTAGAATCTCTATTTTACCCATTACTTTATCTCCGTCCCACCACATATCTTTAATATTATGTGAAACGTTTTTGAGATTGATTACTGATGATTCTGGGTGGTCTAACTCACCTAATGCTCTGTTTTCATCTACAGATAACATATACTTATCAATTTCTCTATCCCAAAGTTCTTTAGGATAATAACGACCATTACCGTTTTTAACTTCAGCAGTCGCTAGTATACCCTCAACCATAGGGTTACCTCTATCAGACATTTTACCTTCTGATAGCATTAAACCCTTAGGTTTAAATAATTGAGTTTCTACTAGTACTTTTCTCATTAGTCTTCGTATTGTTCAGATACTTCTGATTCGTCAACAATCTCTTGTTTAACGTATTTCATACCACACATTTTTTCATACACTTTTTCCATCTTGGCTCTACGTTTTTCTAGATCCTTGATTTCTTTTTGCATGGCTTTAATTTTCTTCTTATCTGCTAACTCTGCTAAGTCATCATCTTCGTTAACCATTTCTACTCTTTGTGTCTTAGAAGCAATTAGTTCTTCTAAAGCATCCATTTGAGCTTCCATAGTAACAGCTTTACCTTCTTTTTCGATTTCAGATAATTTAGATTCTATAGATTCTTTTTTAACTTTTTTCTTAGCTTTAGCTTTTTCGATTTTTTCACCTTTTTCAACTCCAGCTCCAAATGCATCTTCTTCACCTTTGTCTTTAGCGTCTACATCTTTTGAACCTTTATCGTCGCGTTGGAATTCAGAATATGCCTCTATTAAAGATTCAGATATCATATCAACTAGTGAGATGTTACTTTCCTTTAATTTTACTTCTTCCATTTCATCTGATTTAGATGCTTTTAAAGCAACTGCTTCATCTGTATAGCCAATATCTTTAACACCGAACGCAGCATTTTTTACGTAGTAACTTCTATCTTTAGCTAAGTTTTTAGCTACGATTTCTTTTAACTCATCTACGTCCTTGTCTGCATTCTTAGGATCTTTCATTTCCGCGTAGTATCCTCTAAGGAACTGCTCGCCGAATAAATTGTCAATATTCTTATCGTCTTTATAATCGAAAGAACTTTCTTGAGTTTCTTCAACATCTTTAGATACTTTTTTTTCTTCAACTTTTGCTTCTTCAGCTAAGAAATTAGCAAATGCTGTCTCATATGAAGTTTTGGTGGATTCAATCTTAGTGATTGGTTCAAATCCTACAAAGTTTTCTGTAATGATTTGTTTTTGTTTTAAAATAGTAGTCGCTTCTTCCTTAGTAGCATGGTTTGTAACATGTTCTGGGAATAGTCTACGGGCAGATTTTAAAAACACATCAGCGTTTCCTTTACCTTCCTTTAATAAATTGTATTGTTCTTGTAGTGTTTTCATGATAATAAATATTATGAATTATTTGCTCCTGTTCCTCTTAGTCTAAGAGTAGTAGCTGTTATTGCGTTTGTTGGTACAAAAGTTAAGTTTCCACCACCTGGGGATACAACTACTCCTGTTTTATAATTACCCTGTACTAAAGAAGATAAACCACTTCCTAAAGTGTATACACCTTCACAGTTTTTAGGGGATGAAGAATCATAGGCACCATCACTATTAGGTACTGTCTCTAATACAAAATATGATGAACCTGATAAAGGATTATCAATAATGTAGGTAGTAGGATCACCAGCTGTTATGTTTGAAGGCTGTAATTCAATACTTTGGGTTACTGATACATTATAGTTTGCCATTACTCTTCTTCTTGGTTAAACATCTTAATCATATCCTCAATATAATCTTCAGCTAAATCTGTTGAATATACTACTTCATATGAAGTTGGATTTTCTTTATAAAATTGTTCAGTTTCAACCCTAGCATCATCTACTAATGCTTTAAATTGAGCTAATTTATCCGATATAGTATCAAAAGCACGAAGGCGTTCCTGTTGGAACGCTTTATTGCTAGGATTGTCTTGTTCTTTTAATTTAAATCGGTACATTATTTTTCAAACAATTGTTTTACTTCTATACCCTTAGCTTTTTTACGTAATTCCTTTTTATTAACAGGTTTGTAACCTAGTTTATAGTAGTAATTAACTGGTTTTTTACCAAAAGCAAATGGTGTATCATACGCACCAGCAGCACCAGAGGTAGATATTTCATCTACACCCTTTATCTTAGCATACTCATCTGGGTGGTTATTACGTAAGTAAGTTCTTAAACTATTTCTTAGTTTAGATACATCTTTATAATAGTCTTGAAAGAAGGGTTCGTCTTTAGATTTTAAAGCTACTTGTTTAGCATCATCTAATAACTCAGATACTTCTTTAAAAAGTTCACCATAGTTGGCCGTATATTCTACAGACCAAGTCATCTGCCCAGTTTCAGGGTCAGTACCTTTTAAATCAGTTCTAAATCCTCCTTGATCAGCCATTTACTTTTTTAATTTCTTCAATTAAAGAAACGTATTGCATTAAATTAATAATATCATCACTTTTTACAGGTGATTTTTTGTCTAACTCAACTAACAACGAGGTAACTTCAGTTAACTTGATTTGGGTTACTTGATTGGAAACAGATTTATTTAGTTCCGTTATTATAGACTTGAATTCGTTAATCTTTGTATTGTAGAAATTCTTAAGTGTAGCTGTTGAGTCAACTGAGTTGATGAATTCTTTTAAGATTTCTTTTTGAGATGGAAGTAGTGACTCATACTTACCATTAAATTTTTCTAGTAGTACCTTATAAGTAAGAATTCTGGTGTCTTTATCGTAAGTTTTAAATTCTTCAACTACACTCTGTTTGATTTGAGATTCGTTAACTTGTGAAGCACATAAGTGTTCTAATAGAGTAACTTTATTAGAGACAATTTGGGATGTGTTTGTTATCTCTTGTGTGTTTTCTGCTTCAACTAGTGTATAAAAAGCAGCATATGCTTTATAGTGAGGAATCTTATGAGAAAAGAACCCCTGTGTGTCGTATGATTCTTTAATTTCTTTAATTAAATTGTATCTTTCTCTTTTAAGAGTAGTTCTATTTAATTTTTTAGAAGATTCTAAAAGTGTTTGTAATAATAAACTAGCTCTAGACTCTATTAAGTGAGTATTCTTAGTAAGAGATTCATAAAGTTTTAATTCTTTATTTAGTTCTCCCTTGCTAAAATACTTTTTAATAATACCGAGTGCAGATGACTCAGTTGAATTAAGGGTATCAGCGGTTACTTGGCGAACAAGCAACTCAAAGAGGATACCAGTATTTTTAAATTTTGAATGTTTAATCTCCATTCTCAAATTGTTTAATTATAAATATATGAGGATATATTACTCTTTAATCTTTGACTCATCAAGTAGTGACTCCTTGCGTTTATCCGCTGTATACACTAAATCCTTACTTAGAGATTCGATTAATTTTTTATTTTTTGCATATACCGTTTTAGCATTCTCTAAAGTTGGTTGGGTATTACGTGTTGGGTTGTTGTAATCATCCTTCATACCAGCAGCTCCCAGTCTATCTTTACCGAAGTTATCAGCTTGAGTATTGCGGTTTGTAGCCTTTTCTTTTGGTCTACCTAAATCAGATTTTTCGTTATACCCATCAGGTACATTTCCTGGATCTGATTCCATTCTACCTTGACCATATAGTGAAGCTAAATCGTGTGGTGTGCCGTATGATTTACCTGTCTCTAACGGATCATTACCCTCAGCCTCGATTTGTGCTCTTCTAAACTTACGTTTTTGGTCCTGGATGATTAGTTCTCTGTATTCATCATATTGATCTTCACTCAAGTGGAAGATATTATCATAAACCCAATCAGAAGGTAGTAAGTTATTCTCAGCGATAGAATTAGCTAGTGTAACTTTTTCAGTTAACAATGCTATTCTCTCTTGATCATAGATGATTGATGGGGTAGTTAGTGATAAATCAAAGTTTACTAACTGTTCATCTGTAAATCCTTGAGAGTATAGATGAACTAAAGCGATTTTATATAGTTCAGATACTACGATACGTTGGATTCTTTCTACTGTACGAGCAAAACGAATATCTTGAGCAGCTAATGTAGCTTTACCATCTGTATTCTCATCGTAACCCATAAACGCTTTTGGCACTTTGAGAGCAGCAAATAGTTTATCTCTTAAATACTCAACATCGGTGATACCATCATATTGTAATCCTGGTGTTGTATCTATTTTAGTAGCGCTATCGTTACCTCTAACTGGTATGTAGAAGTCTTCAAGCATGTTTTGTACGTTATATTTTAAGTTGTACTCACCTGTTTTTTCATCCATGTGGGGAGTACGCTTCATTGTAGAAATTGTTTTCTGCATGAAGTTTTCTACTTCTTGTGGTGGGATACCACCTACATTCATATAGAAAATACGTTTTTCAGGAGCACGAACTATTCTATGAATCAACATCGCATCTTCCATCAATGTGTACTGTTTGAATAGTTTACGACCTGGTTCGATATAAGAACGTCCGTAAGGTAAGTAGTTTAGATCTGACAATAATCTAAAGTGTGCTACCTCATAGTTATCAAACGTTACTTGGTTTTGATTTTCTTGGTTTGGTGAGTAATAATAACCTGAACTACCACCAAAGTACCCTTCAGGGTTATAGTTAAATATTACTTTAGTTGGGTGTTCGGGATCAAAGTTTTCCTTACGCTCGATATGATAGGCAGAATAAGGGATTACGTTATAAACACCAAACTTTTCTGAAATCTCTAGTTTGAGGAAGAAATCACCATATTTACACATCTGACGAATCCAACTCCATAAGTTAAACTCAATATTTAATACATCGTAGAATAAGTTATATAGGATTTTTTGAATATCATCATCCGAAGAACGGATAGATAATACTTCACCCATATCGTTTTTTAATGTAGATTCATCAGCTAGGATATCTAAAGCCGAAGCAACAATAGCATCTGTATCCATTGCATCGTAATCCGAATATAATTGAGTTCTTAAGTACTGGTAGTTAAGGTTAAAGTTAGCTCCGTGAAGTGAGGTAGAAGATGGGTTTTGGTAAATCCCCTTAAAGCGATTTACTAACGCATTTGTCTCGTACTCACCCGAGGTTTGTATACGGTCAGCGTCAATTATCTTTAATTGGTTACCCCCTTGATTTCTAATGACTACGTCAGTAGAAAATAGACGTTGTAGTCTTGTAAATAGTGATTTATCTGCCATGATATCTACTTATATCGTATAAATATGTTAAAGAAGCCAACTAATATCCTCCTGCTTTCCACCACCAATATCTTGTTTATACGGGTTTTGGGCATTCGAACTATTAACGTTGTATACTCCTTGATAATTTGTTTTTATTGCTGTTATATTATTAAGTGCTGCCTTTGTTAAGTCAACTCCCTGCTGTCTAAACTTAAAAGCGGTATCACGCATAAACATAGCAATAGAGAATGACATAACCAAATCGTCATTGTACCCTTGCTGTGCTTCTGCTCTACCATTTCTCCAAATAAACACTTTCATTTCACTTACTAATCTCTTGGATTGTATTGTAACTCCTTTATCACTAATATATTCTTGGAACTTACCTATAGCCATAGGTCTTGTTCTTGAAGACATTGTAAATCCAGCAGTCATTTTACTTGTATCCATATATTGGTCAAAATACGAATCAGCTGTTATATTTCCACTTTTAGGTGAGTAGTAGAGGTTAGGATAGTTACTATCAATCAATACTTGTAAAGTAGCCCAACCAATATTAGCGTTTTCTACTACCATTAAGGCATTATTATACTCTATTCCTATACGATAAAGTAACTGACCATACTCCTTAGTACCTATTTGACCTTTATATTCAGCTATCTGAACGTTATTTTCAACATCTATAATGTGGAACGCTGAGTAATCCTTACCATCACCACGAGCAACATCAGCTACAACCATATATGATCTAGAATAATCAGCTGGTTCCCAAATCCATAAGTTTTGGTCTACACCTCTTCTCTCTAGTGGTTCTTTAACATAAGTGTTCTCGTAAAAGTCTATGTATTCAGGGTAAAAGACAATATCACCAGAGGTACTAAAATCACAATCACACTCCTGTGCTGCCATCCTAGGATCACCTAGTAGTTCATCTTGTCTATCTCTCCAGGTTTGATCACGCTCAGGATGGACAAACCAAGGTAGTTTAATAGGTAAAAAGTCGTTTGTTCCTTCTTCTGCTCTAACCCACGTTTGGTGGAACCAGTTACCAGTACCATAGGGAGTAGATAATGCTATACACCCACCACCAGTAGCTAGTGTTTGTTGGGCTGAAGCCCATATCTCACCAATCTGATCAATGAAAGCTGCTTCATCAATCAACAGCAAGGAAACGGCTTCTGATCTACCAGCATCACTTGAGGCTGATGTTGCTTTGATTTGAGAACCATTTAATAATCGAAGGGTTAGTTTATTATCTTCAGCAGCATCTATTTTAAGCCAACTAGGAAGATTATGGTACATAAACTTTACCTTTGTAACCATGTTTTTAGCTGTATCCTGCTTTGTTGCAATACAAAGGATGTTTTTGTCTTTATGAAATAACATTAACCATAAAGAATACCCAGCTGCCAGAGTGGATATACCTAACTGTCTGGATTTTAGGATAACAGAATATGGGTTGTCTTGTACTAATCTAAGTACTTTTTCTTGAAATGGGTATAAGTGAAACTGAATACGTCCACGTTGTGGATGTTGGATAAAACAATACTTTTTCATAAAGTGAACCGGATCTTGGGCACACTTTAAATATTCTTGTCTTATTACTTTTTTTAAGTCTTGACTCATTTACCTATTTTCCAGTATAGGCGGCCTGATATTATTGGGAAGAAATCTTTATCTACCCCTAAACCAAAACCGTATACATTTCTTTTTTTATTAACGTACATTAACTCACCACTAACATAGTTTATTGGTGATTCATTTTGTACAGGATTTATCATCCCTCCTACCGCAACGCCCCAAAATAACTCGCGTTTGTAGAGGTAAGTAGTATTAGTAACTGTAGTTGTTGGGATGAGTAAGTTGGATTGAACATTTCTACCTGTAATTTGGTTTTGGGTAATAGTATCAATAACCATTACATAACCTAAACTATCAAAATTAATGGTATCTATATAAGAATATTTTGAGAAATAATCGTTAATAACATTAATGGTATCAATAGATAGAGGGAGGGGAATAGTATCCCATCTATATTCAATTTTGGTTTTCCATTTAGGGACGTATTTAGTTTCAGTTATTTTAACTGTATCCCATTTAGTTTCAACTTTAGTAATTACTTTAGGTTCAACCTTAGGGGTAGAAGAGCAACCCCTCTGTAATAATAGAAGGATTGCTAATACTACTATAAGTAGAGATTGTATATTTTTAAAGTAATTTTTCAAGTCTATTTTTTTCAGCTGTTAACTTTTTAAGCATATTTAAAGCGGCTTGCTTTGCTTGCTCACCTTCAGCACTTTTATACATTTCTAAATGTGTCTTCATATGTTTTTTAACTCGTTGAAGTTCACCAGCAATTTTAGAAATAGAATCTTTACCACTAGCTGCTTTAGATGCTGCTTTATCAGCTTCATCTTCGTCATCAATATCTTCAGAAAGTTCTTTAGATAATTCAACTGTTTTTTCTAATTCTTTATTTAGGTCTTTTTGAGCTTCTACCTCTTCAGGTGATGCTTCAGAAAGCAATTCTACGATTGTTTCTTTAATATATTCTGCTAATTCTGAACGTCTCATTATATGTATGTTTTATTATAAATATTACAGAGAAAGCGCTTCTAACATTTGTTCAATGCGTTTTTCAGTACTACCCTCAAGTACACCGTAGTTTTTAATGCGGTGTTTTTGTTGGCTTAAAATATGACGAATAATAACATCAATCTCATCTCTATATTCTGCATTGGTTTCTCTAATGCCATTATCTTCAATTTCTACTCCTTCTGGGGAAACGTAGAAAATATAATCATATTCTCTAATCAAACGAATAGCATAAGCATAAAATGCTTCTTTATCAGTCCAATCCATTGATTTAGAGGCTTGAGCAAAAGACATTACATCAATAATAGTTCTATCTGTAATGATATTATCTATTAATAGTTCACTTGCTCGTTCAGCCATAAAAACTGTTTGACCTAAGAACGTAGAATCAGTATTCAATGGGATACCCATTGCCATTAACTCCTTAGAACGTTCTGTTCTAGTTATATAATCCTTAAATTCAGGTAATTCTTTTAAAGCATTAACAAGTGTTGTTTTACCCACACTCATTGTACCACATAATCCTATTTTCATATTAGTTTCTATAATCTGAAAGTAATGCTTTCATTGATTGGTTTTTATACCAAGGTAAACCTTCACGTTCTTGCATGATAATACTATAAGTTTCCTCATCATATTGGATACCGTTTAGGTAATATGATTTTACCATCTCACTATCACTACTATGTGGTTCGATTGCTGGTCCATCCCATCTGTGGAATTTCCAATTTTCGTCACCTACATATCTTGCTAAATGAATTTGAGCACCTCTGGAGTTAATTTCCTTGTACTCATACAACTTTTTCTTCTTAGCCATAACTTATTATTTATTATTTATTATTAACCTTCCGTAAGTATACGAAAGAAAGGTTGGGTATCCTAGTAGTTTTCAATAAACTCTGGAAATTCTTCTGATTCGGATTGTAATGCTGATAGTAAAGCATCGGCAACATATATTCCTTGTGCCCCTGATACTGTGATACCACGAGCTGATAGAGCATCACCTACAAAGTGAACGTTATCATAATCAACTAATGATAGTGTTTCATAGTTAACCAATGGTTCAGGTGATAGATACTTAACTTCAGGAATATAAACACCCCAATCATCCCCAAGTGTTGGGAATACTTTTTTCATATCATCAATAAAATCATCAATGTACGTATAGTAACCTTGGAATGCTTCTCTTACTTCATCCATTTCACTAATAGTGACAGCGCTTACATTCTCACCTTCAGATGTTGTAGATGGAGTACGTGTTGGGCTATAATATAAACCAGTACCATCTTTATTTACTTTAGATACTAACTCTCTAGACCAAGTAAATGGTTCATCAATACCTTGAACTTCCATCAAGATACCAAAGTTGGTCATGTTATTTCTGAATGATTCGTCTTTTTTGGCGTGTCCATTGTACGAATGATCTCCATACGTTTCTTCAACGGCAACATAAGCTGCGTTGTTGTTAGTACAGAAGGAACGTAGTGATACTCCTTTGTCTTCGAATTTACGATACAATTTGAAATCATAACTTACATCAATAAGTTTTTGAAAGTGTTTCTGTGGTGCTTCAAATCGAACACCTATTTGTACTGGTTTTGGTTCAGTAGGTAATGTATAATCTGTAGCTAATTGTTTACCAAAGTCAATACCTGATTTACCAACAGCAAACATTAGTTTATTGTATTTTCGACCTATGATTGTTGGGTCTTCTGGATCTGAAAAATGTGCTATTTGTCTTTCAAAATCGATAGCTGTTACTTTAGTTTCCCAAATAAACTCAACACCTTTATCAACTAAAAAGTCATACCAATTTTTACCTATTTCGTGTAGATAATCCGTACCAACGTGCCATACAGGGAATAAACGTAAACCAAAATATGGTTTAATAAAATCTGGTTCCGCTACTGGGTTGGAACATTGTACTTCCTCTGGTTTAGGATGAAAACGTTTAAAATTGTTGATTACCTCATCAAACAATTCCATTGCTTTATCCTCACCACAATACTTAGACATATGTCCTCCAATTGCTGTGTGGTAAGTTAATTTACCATCACTCCAACCCCCAGCACCTAAAAATCCAGTCATTACTTCTGAATATGGTCTGCGATATGGATCTTTACCCATATCAATGATTGTAATGTTTTTTCCGGGGAATCCGTTGTCTACTAGCTTAGTTGCAGCATTAACACCTGCTACACCAGCACCTACGATTACTAGTTTTTCTGCCATTTGTTTTTCTTTTTAACCCCTAAATATACGAAAGATATTTTGGGAATCCAAATTGTGAGGCCACAGCTCTCATAAAAAATTGAATTAGAATCGACTGGCTATGAATCAGTCTAAATGTATCTTGAGTGTAAGATTACCAGTGCCTTTTATAACACGATGCCACTCATGACGTTTGATAAATATACGATCGTTTAGTGAGGTAGGCAAGCTATCCTCTAATTGAATTGCCCAGTCTGTTTCTCCTAAAATCTCGATTGTTCTGTATTCATCATCCCTATGCCACATTAGTTCTATAGGGTCAATGTCTTGAGAAAATTCTCGAATAATATAACTGTCTGTTCTCTCCAGATCTTTATAAGGTTGCATTATCCAGCTTTTGTTTGAATTCTATACCATTCAACTCCATCAGACCAAACCATAATACCTTCATATGCTTTGTTAATAGTATAAGAACCAGCATCTCCATCTAAGGTTTGACCTGGGAGAGGGGTTAATTCAGCTCTTGTTGAGGTAGAAAAAGTATTATCACTAATAAATCTAATTGATCTGTTAACATTAACAGCAGCAGTAGCATCAGGAAGATATAAATCCATAGTACCCGTTGAACCCGTCCAATCTAAATGAATCATAGATGTATTAGCATAAGCCGAACCTGTAAGCCATTGATTTACCTCCTCTTGAACTGTTATATCAACCGGTACTAAATAACTATTATTAGTGTTATTTTGGTTATAAGTTTCAATAGAACTAGTTACATAATTAGTAACATCATCTAAGGTAGTGTATTTAGTTACACCACCTTGAACATCTGCAAATAATTCATCCCCTTGTAAAGTAGATGAAGATGGTAATCCGGATATTGGTAAATTAGGCATAAGCTGTTATAAAAATATTATTCCCGTCTTCTTGTTGTAAATTAAATAAATCTTCTTGGAGAAGAAAACCTACATTTTGAAGTGTTAGTTGTTTTTGTCCTTTATTTTGGTAAGTAATCCAATTAATACGAGCTTCGTTTAACTCATACAAATATTGATTGTATTGTTTTACTTGCTCGGTAAGTGGGAGTTTATAAATATGGTTTAACTCCTTAAACTGGGGCCAAAGTATTTCGTTAAATATATCCATTACCAGAACCCACCAAAGTTTGATTTGAGTCCGAGTAATTTTGCATAACGTGGTAAGCGGCAAGACCAATACCCTGCTTTAGTTTTATCCTTCTTTTGAGCACATTTGTGACGTTTAGCAAACGCATTACGTGCTTTTTTATCGTTGATTTTTGCTCTTAAACCACCTGAACCAAAACGTACTGTTTTGATATTTCCGGTTTTAGGGTCTTTAACATAAACCTTATATGCTTTACCCCCTGAAGAGTCACGCATTGGTTTATTTAATTTTTTAGTATTTTTCTTAGCTTTCTTCTTTTTAGCCTCATCGATTTCACCTTCTGTTAATTCGATAGGGAAATCTAATGGTACTTTTTGACCTTCAACTATACCGAAATGACCTAAATCTGTTTCAGTTAATACCTGTAGATCATCACCTTGCACCTCTAATATACCACGTGTGTATAAAGCGCGGGCTTCAGCCCATAATTCAAAATATTTTTGTGACCCCGCGCGATACACGTGCTCGGTAAGAGGTCGTGCGTTATCCATGTGATACTTAAGTCCCTCAGATAAAATTTCTTTGGGAGCTAAGTTTTCATTTATCAATACTGGTTTAGTTGGTGAACAACCTCCACATCCACAATCACACATATTATTCTTCGTCTTCAGCTATTAATTTTGAACCAAAACCAATTCTTGGTCTTAAGTTATTGGGGGTTAATTTTTCAAATTTAGCACCTGCTGATTTTAATTGTTGTGCCATTGCTTCAGGTGAACCCTTAACATAAATATACTCACCAGTATTTGGACCCTTAGCTCCAAAATCATGAGCTAAAAAATGAGTAAATCCTTCTTTACCAGAATAACGAATAAAGTTCATTAAAGCTACGTTGGTTTGAATAGACTCAGGAGAATCAAAATTTATATCATTTAATAAAACATTAACACTATCTCCTAAACCATTATCATTAGCTAAGATATCACCAAATGCTTGTTTAAATCCAGTTTTATCGTCTGTGGCTTTATAAGCATCAGATATAACTGAAGTAAATTGGTTCATTGGGTATTTTTTATCTTCAAATTCAACCCCTTGACGACCACCTTTTACTTCAATACCAAAAGGTCCTAATTTATTATTTATCACACCTGATAGATTTGATGGTTTATCACCTAAAGTAGCACCTTCACCTTTAATCTCAAATTCTTCACCATCTATGGATAAATCACCTTTACCTGAAGTTGAAGAACCTATATTATTAAATAAAAGAGACATACCAACTTCTCCCATACCAACACCTCTTTTACCTTCATCCTGGGAAGTGTGGTAGATAATTTTATCTACTACTTCGTTAGGTACACCTGTTTTAGATAAGGCGGTAAATAAATTACCTTTAGTATTAGTAGGGAAATTTATTTTTTCGTCAGGGTTATTTAAATAAGCAATAAAATCGTCTACTTCTTTTTTAGGAATATCTTCAATTAAATCTTGAATTTCTTTTGAAAATTTCTTTAAGATAATAGGATTGTATTGTTTTTTATCTAAAGTTTGTTTGATTGGACGGTAGGTAGTAAAGTTTTTAGTACGATTAAATAGTTTAGAGATTTGATTATCGTCTAAATCTAAATCCTTGATTAAAGAAATTAAATCATTTTTTGTGATTTTTGGTTTTTCTTCCTCAGCTTCAACTATAGAACTAACCATCTCCATTAACATTTCCATGTCTTTGGGGTCATTGACGTCAGGGTAACCTTTATCAAATTTATAAGCTACTCTATTTAAATATCTTTCTAATGCGTCCATTTAACTTATTCTGTTTCTTCTGAATCTGAAGCATCTACTGAAATGTCTTCGCTTCCTTCTACATCAACTGACTCAGTATCTTCATCAGCAGCTCCATATCTTAAAATACGAGCAATAGCATTTGTAGCATTTTGCTCTTCATTTAGATTAAGTAAGTAATATTTTTTACCTTCTACCTCAGCAATCCAACTTCTATCAGTATAAACTAAATAAAAGGATTGACCATTCAAAAGGTTAATTCTAAATGTTGTAGGTTTAGGAGCTACCCAATCAATAGCATCTATAAACTTAGCATAATCGTGACCTAATAGATCTACGATTACAGCTTTAAGTTCAGGGAACTTGGTTAGTTCATCATACTCAACGGCTGTTACTTCTGCTTTTTTAACAGCAGAATAAGCAGTTGGAGCAAGTGATTTGATTTTAGCAATAAGTTCCTCTCTAGTCATTATTTAGACTTTAATTGTTTAGCTAGTTTTTCAGCAACCCCATAAGCTTTTTTAACAGCATCTCCATAGGCCTTCATAGATTTATCATCAAACTCATCAATAGCTTCAACATCTTGAGCTACATCTACCATAGCATCGATTTGTGGTTCGTTAACCTCAAAATCTAAGTAGTGTTTTGCACCTACTAAAGCATCTTTTGATTTAACAATCTTTGATTGCCACCAGTGTGGGAAATCTACTTCACCTTCACCTTCAAAACCATCTACCATTTGATAAAGTTCCATAGCATATTTTCCAATACGATATAGATCAGCTTTTAACATATGTGGCTCGTTGTCCTGATGTCCAAGATCTAGATCCTCTTCTAATGGGGATTGATTAATTAAATGTAATGTACCTTCGATGTAATCGCTAAATTCTTGAGCTTTCTCAGGAGGTAAAGCGTTCATGATGGTATTAAGTACATCCATTCCATATTTTTGGATGCCTAAAGTTCCTAACACCCCTACAAAGGCTCCCTTAAGTTTGTCTTTCAACCCTTCTTCAAGATCTTCGTCATCCCCTTCGTATGAATCTTCGTCGCCTTCGATATCTTCTACCATAGAGACTAATGTGTTATCGTATGGGTTAGAACTTTCTACAAAGTTAAACACACCATAAGCTTCACCTTGAGCTAAATATGATGGGAAGTAGGCTGCAATAATATTTCTTGCTTCTTCACCTAAAACTGATGCTTGGTCTATAATACTTCTTAGTTCATCTAAACCCGCTTCTTTACTTTCAGTAACTACGGATTTTTCTTCATCTAAAGGTTCCATAAGTCTAGCAGCGTTAGCCATAAAATCAGGAAACATCTTTCTAGCATAACTACGAGCGTTATTTAGTATCAAATCTTCTCTATCAGTTTCATACTCTGGGAAATCGTCCATGTAGAACTCTGTAGCATCTTCAGCAGCAAGCATGATTTTAGATAAACCTGGGAATTCTGTTGGTTCACCTAAGGTTCTATGCATTGATTGGTGTAAAGCAAACTGGTCTGAACTACCCCATTCGTTAATATCGTTTTTGATTTTAACAGGGTGAATTTTACCACTACCTTCAGGAAATTCGAATTCTTTTTTACCTGCGTCTCTAGCAGCATCTGCAGCTACGATGAAGGCATTTCCTTCTTCTACTTGATCTTCCTTCATAGGACCCATCAATGCAGTTTTAACCATTTCTTTTAGTCTATCTTGATCCATTGCTTCTGTTTTCTTTTTAGCTAGGTTAGTGGCACGACCATACATTACCTTTTCCGCATCCTTACCATAACGCTTAACAAGTCCACGCTTGTTTTTTTTCATATCTTGAATGATATCTTCGCGTCTGTCAAGTTCTGACTTGGTAAGTTTACGTTCGTTGAGCATGTTTATTTTTTATCTTCAGCAACTGATGCTTTGCGATATTCAGAAATCAATTTTTTGATTCCACCTAATGCTTTACGAGCACGTCCGTGTGCTGCTTTTGAAGTACCTGCGTGCTCCATAGTAAATGATTCGTATAACGCGTCTAGTTGTTCTTTTAATTCTTGAGTGTTCATAAATTTAATTTTTATTGTTTATTATTTGATTTTATTCCAAATAGGGAATTCTGATTTGTCTGATGATTCTTTAACAACGTGTTGTCTTGTAAAGAAAGTTAAGGTATTACCGATTTGGTCTTCTAGTTTTTCGTCTCCTAACTCACGGGCAGCCATTAAAGCAGCTTCTAAGTTATCTTGTACGTCACCTACAGTACCACCTAACTCAGCTTCAGCATCTTGTTTTACGTCGATACCTTCTGGGTCAGAATCCATGTCCATATCAACATCAACGTCTACTTCTTCTTCAGTATCGATTTCTACGTCTTCAACATCTTCTTCTTCTTCCTCTCTAATAGATAAAGCATCTAAAGCATCCATTGTACCTTCAAATCCTGGGATATCGCTTACAGGACCCATTTCGATATCGTGGTCTCTCATAATAGCACCTAGGTAAGTTTGGGCGTCATCTGTTGACATTGCTCTAACTACAGCTTCAAATGCTGCTTCACCACCTAAAGCGTTTAGGATAGCTTCGGCCATATCTTGATCAGCATCTACTAATGTTTCCTCAACTGAAGTTTCAGCTAACATAGCTGCTTTGATCATTTCTTTTAATTCTGATTTTTTCATTTTATTTGATTTTGGGGCTTCACCTTCTTCCATGTAATCGCTCATTTCTTTTCTACGTTCCATGTAGTCAGTATCTCCACCCATTTCAGCTTTTGATTGTTCAGCATCTAACATTGTAAAACCTGAACCATCCATAGTAGCTACTAAGCCACCTTTTTCGCTGTTTCTAATTTCATACCCGTTATCTGTTGGTTTAACTCTAAACATACCACCCCAACCTTCACCAGTACCATATTTGGCATCGTCTTCTGGGGTTTGTTCTGTTGCTTCTGTATCTAGTTCGAATGACATTCCATCTACATTACCTACTTTGTAA